CATCAATGTCAAGTAGTGGCTTATCCATAGGCTCAAGACCAATGTCTGCAATGGGTTCTTCAACCTTTGCCACCTTCTTAGCCACCTTCTTAGTTGCCTTTCGTGCTACCTTCTTCTTAGCCGTTTTCTTTTTCATTGGGATTGAATGTTTGTTGTTGCTTAAGCTTGAACAGCAGACCTACCACGCCACGCTCGCCATCACGTATGGCGGCATTGATTGGTGATACTTTACCTTGCCCATCAAGTTGGAAGGTTCGCTCCATTAATCCAAACTCCTTAACGAGAAATGCCATGAGCATCTCCCCATTCTTTGTGTTTAAGCATTCCTCAGCGGCATCTGCTATCTCTTGTGTTATTTTTCTCATTATCCTTGCAGTGCCTCACCTATACCCTCGGGGATCTCGCCACCATTGGCGGCTGATGCGTCCTTAAGCATTGATGCGGCTTGTTGTGCTTGCTCCATCTGTTGCATTTGAGCTTGTTGCTCTGCCCTAGCTTGTCGTGTCTCTGCTACCTCTTCCTCTGAGCGTAGTCCGTCTTCGGGCAGTCCAGCATTACGCCAGCTATCACGGAAGTGTGCGTCACCATCTAGGTTATCCAGAATTTCTGGACTCATCTCGACAGTTGACTGGTTCATTGCCATAAACTCAGCGTATGCTGTGTTCTGCTGGGCTTTAATGGCTAGTGAAATTCGGTTATTGTAGGCGATGTTCGGAACTGGAACTACTACGCTACGATCCTGTGTGACCATCTGGATCTCCTCTGGTGCTTCGGGCATGACACCCTGCCTCCATAGGATTGAGAAGATTCTACGTAGCTTAGGGTCAAGGTATTCGCTAGTCAGACGTGAGAATGTCGGGCTGAACTGCATCACCTTCTCTGCCTGTCGAAGTGTGGCTTCGGTCGCAGTCATCTGACGCTCAATCTGAGCAAAGAGTCTGAACAGATCTCCGTGCATGATCTCCATGATTGCCTTCTTCTTCTGTTCAATTCTGTCTTGCCCAATGTCGTAACGTCCTGCCGTCTGCCATTCACGTGGTGAGCGGTTTGGATCTAGGTCGTTAACATAGGTAATGTCCAACGCTCCTACGCCAATCTCGCCCTCCATGCTGGCGGGTGCAAGGATCGGTGGGTTTGCCGCCTTCTCAGCAAGCACGTCCATCTGCTTCTGTAGGAATGAAAGCTTGTGTGCCTCTGGCAGTGCTACCCATGTCGGTGCAAAGCCATACGGGCTATTACCCCACTTGAGGTAGCGTGTAACGTGTGCAGGCATCTCGTAATATCCTTGCTCATGGACGATCTTCTTACTGTCCTCATGGGCGCAGACCATCTTGTATGGGAATGGTGACTGTTCCTCCCATGCGTTAACCTTATCCACACAGATGATAAACACGTGGCTCTCATTGCACTTAGGGTCTTTAGCTTCACGCTGTAGCTTCTCTGGGAGGTTCTCAATACCAAACTCGCCTGCCGCCTGCACTGCGGTGTAGTTACACTCGTAAACGACTGCATCACAGCGCCCACGATGGTCTTGTCCGATGTAATACGTGCCGATAGGTAGATGACGGAAGTTTAACTCCTCGTTCTCTGCATCCCACTCGGAGAAGTCCAGACCAGTTCCCATTGCGGATCTGTCTAGGTAGACCTCTTGGATCTCTGTGTAGAAGTTGGATTGCTCAAGGCGATACGTGATCTCCTCGGAGCATTCACGATAAAACTTAATCACGCTGTCGTTCTCACGAAGTGCCTTAGGTGGTGTCAGATTGTGCCATACCTCCTCACGAGGGGTCACGAGAGAGCAGAATCCGTTGGCAAGCATCAATGATGCAGTGCGTAGCGTGCTGTCGTGGAGTTGAGCGGAGTCGATCATGGGCGGGAGAGTCCCCTGCCCACCTGCAATAGAGATCTTCCTAGGCATGGATAGCTCTGCTACCTCGTCCCAGAGTTGCTCATGCGGTGCGCGGTAATGCTTTAACGCATCACGCTTGGATATGACGTATTGTCCGTCCACTACCCTAATTGTGTGTTACCACCATAGCCGCCAGTCTCGCCTGCCATCTTGGTCTGTGTCTGCTTCCTGCGCTTCTTTAGCTCTGCTTCAAAGTTAGAGACTCCAGATCGCTCGCCCTCTGACTGTAGGTCTACCATCTGTGCTTGAGGTGCGGCTGGTTTCGGTGCTTTCGGTTTACTGCCCATGCACTGTTCATAACATAAATGTCTTCACTTTGTCAAGACATTAGCCCCTCATTGATCTACCCAGCGATGACTTAGCTCGACCTATGCCACGCTTGGTTAGGTTACAACGCATACGACCCGAAGCTAGTGCCTCGGAGAAGTAGCCAAAGGAGTCACAGAAGTGAGAAGCGAAGCCATGATCCACCTTGCTGGTAATACGTCCGTCTATACGCTGTTCCTTGTAGTGATAGTCACGCAATGCGTCAAACATCCCCTCCTCAACGTCTAAAGCTGTCTTATTGAAGTATATCTGGGGAAAGATGTCGTGCATGGAGCGGATACGTTTAGCCTCAGCACCTTGTCCAGCATTGTCCAGAACCTCGACATTCTGTAGTCCTGCATCACGCAGTTTAGATGCGAACGACATATTGTCCGCTCCCTTGGTCTTGCCGTCATGTGGCAGGAAGTGTTGTCCGAAGTTGTAGCCCTTCGCATACATATGAGCCACCCTCTCCGCCGTAGTCATCTCAAGACCGAAATCACAGTCGATCAGTCGATAGGTAAGGTCTATTTTCTGCCAGTAACAGGTGACAGTATTAGCTGGGCTACCTAGATCCCACGTAGTGAACACGAGGTGAGACTGGTCTGGTGTAAAGTCGAACACTCTGCCATCGTCAACAGCGTCCTGCAGGTGGCTGGCGTAGATCGCTCCCTGCCTCGCCACGTTGAAATCACACTCCATTTCTTGTGCGTATGCCTCCTCGCCAATCTCTGCTTTGATCTCATCTAGGTCATCTTGAGGCACTAAACCCGATTCAGAGGCTTTGAGAGTGAGACAGAAGCGTGCGCCATCGGTCTTTGCCCGCTGTATGTTCCTGTAGAGCGTTCCACGCCCCTTTGGCGTGCCCATTTGTATTAAAAAGCCAGAATAGTCTAATAAGCAGGGGAGAAAAATATACGCAGTGTGGCTACTTGGCACATCGTCTGCCTCATCTACACAGATACCATCCGCATACAACCCTCTAGCTCTCTCTGCGGACTCCCCGCTCAGAAGTTGAATGCTTGCACCATTGGGGAAGGTGATGCGTAGTTCGCTATTGTTTACGACAATGTCTGGGATGCCTGCCGTGAAATTAATTAGATACGCCCAGCTTACGTTTTTCGCTTGGGTCAGTGTCGGGCAAATGTAAAAATAACGCAAGGGAGCGGTCTTCATGCCCTTGCGTTTGTGAGTTAACGCCTCGTAGATGAGTTTCTGAATAACTGCCACAGTCTTACCCGCTCTACGATGAGCCACGACAGTTATCCACCGCTTCTTGGTGGTTAAGAAGTCTCGGAAGGGATCTCTGGGTATAATGTTTAGCTCAACGTCACTCATTGCCATCATCCGCGCCACCTATATTTATCTTGATCGTCCCCAGTTGCTCGACGTGCTCGTATGCACCATCCATCTTAGATAGCTCTGCACTGGCTCTTATAGCGTCACTGGGGCGTTCTCCTTCATTGGCTAGTGCTATCCTAGTGAGTAGTTCCTTGCGCTCTGCTATGGACAGTATTGTGCGCTTATCGTCATTCTTATTCATCTTATCAATATACTTTTTTACCTCTACATTCTTCAACAGCCTTGAGCCAGATTTATCAGCCGCATCTCCACGTGATTCGTAGCCTGCTTGCTCGTAGGCACGCCCAGCGGGAACACCCTTGAGCCATAGCTTGGCAAACTTCTTGTGACGTGGGTTCATGGCAACATTATACGCTACAGCAAGGTATCAGTCAACTCATCCCCAATGACGTTAACACGCTGGAAGCCACCCTCACCTAGTGCTACGTGATCCTCACTCCATTCATACTGCTGTGCTATGCAGTCCTCACTGGTATCTATCAATGGGTCATGCGCTACGTCCTCAGTCGGTCGTGCGTAGTAACTTAGGCGGTCTATCTTGGTCTGGATGTTGTCCATGCACAAGCCATAGCCTAATGTATGCACTTTGTAAAGACACAAAAAACCCGCCTCCAGTTACGGAAGCGGGTTCTTGTCGATGCTTGGATTATTTCGTTATTTCATTGTTTTTTTTGGGTGGGGGTTAGTTGTTTTCGTTGATTGCCTCAGCGATCTCATCCCAGTTGACATCGTTGATGAAGCCAAGAGCGTATCCACGTGCGAGTGAGTTATTCTCTGATCCCTCTTCGATAAGACTGACTGCAAACTCTTCGAGACAGTCAGTGGTAACCTTGCCGTTGTCCCAGTCGGTGAACATTTCAAGATTGATTCTCCAAGTAGCGTAGTTGCTCCAGCCGTTGTATGTATTGTCGTTTTTCATAATGTATTTTGAGCGGTTTCTCTCGCTCGTTGAAATCAATCTGACAGAAATCATGACAACATCAAGAACTTTTTGCATCTTTTCTACCATCATGTCCTCCAGCCCTTATTCCATATAGGAAAAGTGTGGTTAAAACTTCCATTCGATGCCGATAACGATTGCAACGCTGTATTGCTTAATTTTTTTCATGATATTGTGTTATGATAAGATGCGTGGTTTTCGCATCTTTTTGATTGATTCTAGGTCTACTTCGGATGACTCATCCTCAAAAATCAAACCAACAGTGGGTCGAACCATTTCGATAGCGTCCGCTAAAGAGTTAGCCAGAACCAACTCTGAGAAATTTGTGCCATTACTTGGGTAGTCGGCTTCGTTGTAGCATCTTATCAAAAATAATTTCATGGTATGGTGTGGTTAAAACTTCCATTCGATGCCGATAACTGCGCCAAGCTTTTTCTCATGGATAGCTGGAGCAAGCCAGATGTTCTTCCAGTTATATTTAACAAATGGAACGACAGGGGCGATGTTGTAGCCTGTTACCAGTCCAACCTCCACTCCCCAGTCTCCACTCTCCCAGCGATGCCCGACGAACGCAGACAGCTCTGAGTGTGAGTTAAGGTATGCCCCCACAAGCGTTCCGTCATTGTTCCATTGGATTCGTGGGTGGATGGAGTTGTAATCATCTCCCATGCCGAGGTGCAGTGACACAGCGATTATGTATTCGATCATTCTGCACCCCCTTCCATCTCGACGTATTGCTCAATGTCCCTGTAACCTGTTCGGACATAGATCACACTCATGATGGTCACCCAGCTCAATCCGTTGATCTTGGTCACAAGGTCTAACTCCTGCTTGCTTGCGATTTCATGCCCAATGCAAAAGTCCCATGCATAACCTGTATCCTGTTCTTCTATTTCTTTGTTCATAATATTGATTGTAAAATTTCATCATACCAGATTGAGCCATCAAGTGCCTCAATCTCATCCTCGGTAGCTTCCTTGCCGTCGATGCAGCACGATACGATGAACGCATCACAGAAGTCTGGGTAGTCGCTAGGGTCTACGCCATCAATTATTACATCAGTCAGCACGGGGCTGTTGGCTTGTTCTTTAGTTATCATATTAGTAATCGGTTAATTCTTTGACGATATTGGATACCAGATCATCCATGAATAGACGATCATCATTTATCTCTGCCAGCTCATCCTCAGTGGCATCACGCCACTCGCCATCGTTGACCATCATACTTCCTATCTCACAGCAGTCAGCATCAGTGTCAGTGATGTGTGGGGATGCCTCAATGCCGTAGACGGCAATTTCATCTGTCTCGACCCTCTGCCCATTGGCAAAGGTGTAATGTCCATGGCTTTCTACAGCCTCGTATGGTAATGGTGTTGTGTTCATATTAGTGGTTGTGTATTTGTTCCTGTATTGATCTTTCCCACATCTATTGGCAGTTATCAGATAAAATTTCTGCATCGATAATGTCTACGCTAAGACGTATTAAACCCTTCTCTCCTATAGTCTTGTTATGGTAGGACAAAAGCCAATCAAACCTTTCCTTGAAACTTGGACGGGCGGGTCTGTCACCCCTCATGGACGCGACAATATCGTCTAACAATTTGTCTGTCTCTATAGCGTTGTCCAAGTCTGTCCTTGTGCATCCACCCTCCTTCAAAAGCCAATTTAGTTTTTCTGCATCATTCATAATTAGTGGTTGTGTATTTGTTCTTGTATTGATGTCTCCCACATCTGTTGGCAGATGCGATGTCCGATCCCGAAGCCCACTAGAAATGTGAGCATTAGTGTAATGGCAATGATGCCTGTTTTTGTTGTGTTCATAATTAGTGTTTGTGGAGCGTTTTATTGGATTTAGGCTCCATAAGGTTATTTTGTGGAGTTTTCAGGCTCCATAAGAAATTAATGTTATCCAAATGCGATGGGTGCAAGCACGAAAAGAAAGAATCCGATCAGTGCAAAGGTAATTGCGTAGCCGATATAGTCTAGTATTAGTCTCATAATGTTTGTGTTTGGTTTATGGTTTGTTACCTTAATGATTGAATTACCTGTTTGGTCTTGATCGTGATAGTCTCCTTCGTTTCTGCGGTTATAGTCGAAAATCTACCCTCGCCTAAATCATGAAGACATTTTCTTGCGTCCTTAAGTTTATCAAATACACCGACAATACCTCCGCAATCGGCTACTGTATAACTCCGTTTATTTTCTCGTTCTGCTGTTGTCATAATAAAAATAGATAACCAGTCGCGTCACTCAACGCCTTTGGCGCAAGTGCGCTCTACGTTATAATGCTTTGAGTTTGTATTTAATACCGTCAACCTCTACGACTTTGCCTTCGCAGGTCTTGGCTAACTTAGGCGTTCCGTGTTCGTAGCCATTGCTGGTTTCGCAGTAAGTCTCATTGCCATCGGCATCACACTCCCGCCTCTGCCAGTAGCCATTGCTATTCTCGAAGTAGGTCTCGTTCCCGTTAGAGTCTTCAATCTCGATAGGGAAGCTGAAGGCAATCCCTAGCTCTTTATATATTTCGCTTAGTTTTTTCATGATGTGTTTTGTTCCTTGCGGTGATCACAGAATAGCAAATCGTTCATTTATTGCAATAACTATTTTAATCTTTTTCACCCTTTCCCTTTTTCCCTATATTCCATAAGGGTTGAAGCCAGATATTTTTTTAGCTCTTTAGGGCAATATTTGTCCGCCTTGCGCAAATTGTCCTCTTTTGTTAGGGGTTGATGATTCCGCCAGTTCATCGCATAACTCAACTGCATAGGATCATTCAAATCGAATGCCGACAAAGGTATAATATGGTCAAGGTGGAAACTTGATCGGTCACCCCAGCGCATACTCCCTGTGAATTGGCTGGCTATATGCTCCTTAAGCTCATCCAGAGTGCAACCTAATAGATCCATAGTGGAAGACTCCTTGTATCCACCATCCAAAGCAGTGTATAGCCTGCCACGCAAGAGCTTGGATAGCCTAAACGCAGGATCTGTGCGCATACGCTCAGCTTGATACTTAACAGATGCACGATTCAACCTTTTCTTATTCTTGAAATAGTAAGCACTTCGGCAGGATTTGCACTGGTATTGCAAACCATCCGTATTGCGTCTGCATACAGCATACTCCGATACACACTTCTCCTCCTTGCATTTTTTACAGGTCTTTTTCATTTTCTCCAGACTTTGTAGTTAATAAATTGCAGATCACTCATCTTAATAACACTCAGCAAATCCTTTCGCCCCTTGCGACTGTAGCCCCTATACATGGCGTGATCAGTAGACTCGACCATGTGGGTCAAGTCACAAAGATTGTCCGCCAGTTCCAGTAGCTCGATACGTTTGACAAGCACAAAGGATTCGTCCCTCTCAAATGCCACGACATCCAAATGCGGAGCGGTGATCCACCCGTGTTTGCCTTGCACGTTTTGGAACTCGAGCCATATTTTCTCTTCCTGTATGTGAGATGCTCGGCTCAATCGTTTCTTA